GTTACTTCCGTTACCAGTCAGGCAAGGGCATCCAGATGTCCTCAGGAACTATCCTTAAGCCTAACTTCCAAGTAGATAAACTGTCATACACGGCTGCAGGAACCCTTATTACAGTTACTCTAAAAGATGTCCACAACCTACAAACAGTTCCGCCAGATGCTCAGGTAACTATTTCTGGCGCTAACGAAGCAGGATTTAACGGGACTTACTACATCAGCAATGTTCTTAATTACAACACGTTTACTGTTGTTGCTCCTAACACTGGGCTTACAGATGGTCAGATAGCCTCAGGAAATTACTATGTTTCAACATCTTCTTGGTTTGGTGCCGTTAACCGACTTGGTATCTTTGACCAGCAGAACGGCTTGTTTTTTGAGTTTGACGGCCAAACCCTTTACGCAGTTCGTCGTAACTCTACATACCAGTTAGCTGGTCGTGGAAAAGTTACCAACGGTTCTACCGCTGTTACTAATAGCACAATCTTTACATCTACAGCATTTACTAAGCAACTTACTGGTGGCGATTTTATTGTTATTAAGGGTCAGTCTTACCGTGTAGAAAGCGTTCAGGACGATAGCAACTTTACTATTTCTCCTGCTTACCGTGGAGCCACTGCTGACAACGTAACAATTTCTAAGACAATTGACACTAGAACTCCTCAATCACAATGGAACCTTGATGCTTGTGATGGAACTGGTCCTTCGGGGTACAAGCTAGACCTCAGCAAAATGCAAATGTTCTACATTGATTTTTCTTGGTACGGTGCTGGCTTTGTTCGTTGGGGTCTTCGTGCTGGTGGGGGTAACGTAACTTATGTCCACAAGATGCAGAATAATAACGTTAACCAAGAAGCATACTTGCGTTCAGGTAACCTTCCAGGTCGTTATGAATCAGGAACTATTCCTCCTGTAACTAAAGTCACGGCTGCTATTGGCGCTACGGACACTACAATCGCAGTAGCAGACACCTCAGCATTCCCTAATACAGGAACTTTATACGTCAAAAATTACAGTACCGTTGAACATGTTTACTACTCAGGAAAAACGGCAACGTCATTCATCAACGTAGTTCGTGCTCAAGCAGGTGCTACAGGTGTTTCTTCAACCCTAGCGGCTGGCTCAAACATCGCTACTGTGGCAACTACAGGTGTCCAAATTGGTCAGCGTGTAATCTCTACTACCGCTAATGCTTTGTCAGACGCAACATTTGTTACCGCAATCGGTTCAAATTCCGTTACGCTTAGCCAAGCAGCATACTCAGCCAATCCTCCATTGACGTTTATTCCTATGAGCGCCAGCACAGGTCAAGCTTTCCCTCTTTCTAGCCCAACAACTGTAGAACTTGGATACCCAACACTGGCTCCAACTATCTCTCACTGGGGTACATCGGTTATAATGGATGGTCGCTACGATGACGATAAGTCACTCCTGTTTACCTACGGTCAAAAGAATGTTACGGGCTTGACCCCTCTTGGTACTCTTACTCCTACTGGCATAACTATTAGCACCACGCAAAATAGTTCTACTGCTACACTTTCGGCTACAACAGGCGTAACTGTGGGTATGGGAATTACTTCAACAAATGTTCCTGCTAATACGGTTATCACTAACATTAGCGGAAGCACGATTACGTTGAGTAATCCAGCCACAGGAACTGCGTCTGGAACAACAATCACAACATGGACACTTGCAAATAGCGCTGCTCTTATGGCTATTCGTGTAGCCCCTTCTGTTGATAATGGTAAAGCAGCATACTTTGGTGCTCGTGAATTAATTAATCGTATGCAGTTGGTACTTCGTTCCCTTGACGTTTCGCTCATTGGTGCAGGTAACATCCTTGTACAACTTATTTTGAACAATGGTGTTGGACAGCAAGTTGCTTGGACAAACGTCGTAAGTAACTCTACAACGTTGCCTACATCTAGCCTTGCTCAAATTGCAGATTACGCTGGACAGAACATTACGCTTTCTGGCACAGTGCCAGGTGAAGTCACAGGTGGTTTCTTCGTTAGTAGCACGGGAGCCATTGACTTGGCGCTAGTCCGTGACCTTGGTAATTCAATTCTTGGTGGCGGCAATACTTCAGCCAACGATTACTCGAATGTCAACATTTACCCTAACGGCCCTGACGTAGCGACTGTTCTTGTAACCAATGTAGGAAATACTGGCGTGGCATTGTCTAGCCGTCTTTCTTGGACTGAGGCTCAGGCGTAACATGGCTTGTCGTTCAGGTTGCCCGACACAGGACTGCGAAGATTACGCAGCCTGTTGTCGTAGCATCAACATTGATAAAACTAGCCTTCAGGTTCGCTAATGTCTAGACCGTATACCCCAGGCGGGAGATTTGATACGGACTTTGAGACAGGCGAAATCCATGATGCTATTACTAAAGACCTAGTAAACCCTGTAGGTTCTAGCGTTTTTTGGTATGTCTGGAATCCTACGGCTACTCACGTTGACCCTATCTATGATGTAGGTGCTAACGACGGCGTAGGTCGTCAATGGCATGACCCCATCAAAGTCCCTGTTATCAGAGCTGTGCTACAGCAAGGCGCTACTAACCTTGTACAGCAAGGTTTCTACAATGCTGACCGCATCCACTTCACCATTGACTACAACACCTTGACGGCTTTAGTTCCTATGATGGTAGACAAACTTAATCCGTTGAATAAACAAAACCCAGACCCACTTAACCGTGATAGAATTGTATGGAAAAACGAAGTCTACCGACCTCTTCAAAGCAATTTAAATGGCATTATCTCTGAAAACTTTACGTTGCTCACGTTTGAATGCCAGCAAATTATGGCTGAAGAAATGGTCAATGACCCACAGTTCCAGTTGTATGCTGATTAATAGGAGTGCTACATGACTGAAAAATGGCAGAAAAAAGAAGGTCAGAATAAAAAAGGTGGCCTTAATGAAAAGGGTCGTAAGTCTTACGAGTCTTCCCATCCTGGCTCTGACCTAAAGGCTCCAGTTAAGTCTGGGGATAACCCTCGCCGAGCGTCCTTCCTTGCCCGTATGGGTAATGCTTCTGGACCTGAGCATAAGCCAAATGGCGAACCTACACGCTTGTTGCTTTCACTACAGGCATGGGGCGCATCATCTAAAGCGGATGCTAAAAAGAAAGCCGCCGCTATCTCTAAGCGCAATGACGCAAAGAAAAAGAAAAAGTAATGGCTACTAAAAAAGTATGGGATACCCCAGACCCAAGTAAAAAAGATAAGAAGCTTTCCCCTAAGAAAAAAGCTTCTGCCAAAGCTGCTGCTAAAGCCGCTGGTCGTCCTTACCCTAATCTTGTGGATAACATGAACGCCGCTAAAAAGAAGAAAAAGTAATGGCGGCTAAAAAGAAAGAAAACCCTGCTACCCTTAAAGTATCTGGCAAAGTTCACCGTGTCTATAAAGACAAAAAAGGTGATGTTGTAGTTGACCATGCTGGTTCTAAAAAGGAAAACGGCAAGTACGATAAAATAGATTTGACCAAAAAGGCTGGTGCCAAGACGGTTAAAGAAGGTGTCAAAGCCACAAAAGCTTGGCATAAAAACAACCCTCACAAGAAAGGTAAGTAACATGTGCAAAGGATGCGGATGTAACTGCGATAAGCCAAACTGCAAAGGCAAGTGTGGCACTGGTAAATTTGCTAAGGCTAAGGCTGCGGTAAAGAAAGCTGTCTCTAAGAAGGGTAAGAAGTAATGGCTGCCAAGAAAGATGACAAGAAGCAAGACGCTAAAGCAATGAAGGGCATGTCCCCTGCACAGAAGGCTAAGTTCCAGAAGGAAGACAAGAAGATGGACAAGAAGCCTATGTCTCGCAAGGAAGACGCCAAGAAAGATGCTGCTCTAGCCAAGAAGATTAAAAAGAAGTAACTACTTCCAAATGACAGGGATTTGCATTATTGCAAGTCCCTGTTATTATTTGTGGCATGAGATTCGTATCCTTATTTGCAGGCGTTGGCGGATTTGATTTAGGGCTTGAGCAAGCAGGTCACACCTGTGTAGGTCAGGTCGAAATCGACAAGAACGCTCAGAAAGTATTAAAGAAGCATTGGCCGAATGTGCCATTGCATGACGATGTTACTACGGCTATAGATTGGGCTGATGAAATTGGACTCACAGGAAATGTTGACCTTGTTTGCGGAGGATTCCCATGTCAAGATGTCTCAGTTGCAGGACGCAGGGCTGGGTTGGCTGGCGAACGTTCTGGACTTTTCTTTGACGCACTCGCTTTTGCGACGCACGTCAAAGCCAAAAGAATTATCTTGGAGAATGTGCCAGGACTTCTATCAAGCAACCAAGGACGGGATTTCGGAGTCGTCCTCACTAATCTGGCCGACGCAGGGTATAGCAACATCGAATGGCGTGTTCTTGATTCGCAATTCTTCGGAGTCCCCCAACGACGCAGAAGAGTCTTCATTGTTGCAAGTCTTGGAACAGAACCCTTCAAGCAAATACTCTCTGAGCGAGAAAGCAGCACAGGGGATTATTCGCAGGGCAAATCGTCGGGGCAAGACTCTGCCGACTCAACTTCAGGAAGCGCTGGAGAGCATAGCGAACCAGTAGCAAGGATGCTGGGCTTTGGTCACTATGCCATGGATGACAAGGCTTCAGCGCTTAAAGCTCGTGACTACAAGGACGCTACGGACTTAGTGCTGTGATTGTCTTTACTAAGGCTCGTCGGGCACAGAGCGATACTGATTATGAAACTTGGATTGCTGGAGAGGTAACCCCTACATTGAACGTATTTGATAACGGCACTGAGACACGGGCTACCGTGCTCATTATTGATGGAACCCGAGTGGGAGATGTGAGAGTCTATGCTGATGACCTTATGCAAACGGTTATTCAAAGGTGGGGAACAGGAGGAGGAAACGTGCCATACGTATTCCCAATACACGATACGGCAACCCGCTCTGTGGGTAAGCGGAAGCACTCAGATGGTACCTATTCCCTTGACGGCAAAGGTAATGGGCTTGGAGTCGGAGAGGATGGAGACCCGATGAATACTCTAACTAGTGGTGACCGCCATGCGGTTGCCTACAGCATTCGTGAGGATGCCAAGGCTAACAACTTCTCGGCTACCGAGATTAACACAGCAAGGGCGCTACAAGCCCTTCAGCCGTCCGTACAGAGCCATCACGCTCAGACCTTTATCGCAGAACCAGCCGTGGTTCGTCGCCTCACTCCGTTGGAGTGTGAGCGTCTACAGGGCTTTCCTGACGGTTGGACTGAAGACCAAGCAGATACCAATCGATACAAGCAGATGGGTAACGCTGTTACCGTCAATGTAATTAATTGGATTGGTAATCGACTATAAAAGTTAATTTGATTTAGCCCCCGAAAGGGGGCTTTTTCATTTACCATTGAAATAGTTCCACTGCAGGAACTGACTCAAGACCCATGCGAATTACCTATGCAACTCCGCCAAAGGAGAACGATGATGAATAACCAAGAGACTTCAGAGGCTTCCCGCCCTGACTTTTTTCATGGCGCCACATTTGGAATCGGTTCGTATGGAACTTTGGTGTTTAGTTTGCTAGGTCGTTTCATGGGTGGTCGCAGGTGAAAACAGATTACTTCAGCGACGTCTTTCAGCAGATAACCCCCACGTTAAAGTCAATGTGGCAAGCCAGTGCCAGTAAGCACGGATGGTCTAAAGAAGCCACAGACGCAGTAGACATGGCTGTAAACCATGAAGGCTTGTTTGCTTCCTATGCCCCTCACATGCAGCACAAGGTAGAAAACCACGAGTTTGGTCACCTAGAGTCTCGCAAAGCCCCTGCTCCCGCTATGCGTGAGTATGCTCAGGACGCTGAGGGAGAAATCTCTAGCGCATTTGGTGAGCGCCTTGTGGCTGTTCTTTCAGCAAAAATAATGAGCAAACTATGACATTTGTACTTGCAGAAGATGCTGCCCTAAAGAGTGCCCTAGCAGGGATGACAGTTACAGACGAAAAAACTGCCAGCCGTTCTGTTGCTGTGTGGTTTGGTTATCCTGACGTAGAAATCCGTGACCAGCTGTTTCCTTTTGTTACTATTGATTTGCTCAGTATTTCACAAGCCGCAGACCGTCAACACTCTGGTTGGATTTATGATTCCGACAATCATGGGACGGTAGCCTCACCTACAGACGGAACTTTCTACACTTACGAGATGCCAATTGCCTACGATTTGGTGTATCAAATAACGTCTTACTCCAGACACCCACGCCATGATAGGGCTATAATTTTACAGTTAAATCAAAAGTTTCCAGGGATGCGTGGACGGTTAGCCGTTCCTAACGATGCGGGTACAGAGGTCTCCCATCGCCACATGTTCTTGGATAGTTTCTACAAAAGCGACCGTGCTGAAGGTGAGCATGGAAACAAGCGTCTTTTGCGAAACATCTACACAGTTCGAGTAGTAAGCGAAATGGTTCCTTCGCTAGCAGTAAACGCTATCCCAGGCGTCACTGCTGTTGCGGTGAATAAGAACGCAAGCGGTTCATGGACTGAAACCAATGTACCAGTAGACAAGATTACGGTAACCAACTAATAACTCTTCTAAGGAGAAGCAGTGGCTAATTACACAAAGCCAGGTGTGTACGTTCAGGAAACGTTGACGCCTAATGTACCCATCACTAATGTTAATGCAACCACAGTTGCTACTTTCATTGGTTCTGCAGACCGAGGCCCGACAACCAGCGTCACTTACAGTGGTTCAGCAAACGTTGTAGGAACAGCCACCACTATTACTAGTTGGTCGCAGTTTAATAATTTATTCGAGTTTGGTAATGCTGTTACAGCATTTGATTCAACTATTAATACAACTGTTGGTTCAACTAACGCTGGAGTTTCTCCAGGAAAAGACTTGAAGTACGCAGTCAAATCTTTCTTTGACAACGGTGGCTCGCAAGCTGTAATTCTTCGTGACATTAACTCAAACGCTACCGCAACAACCCTTGACTTGCGTGACGGTAACTCAATCACTTCTCAAAACAGTGTATGGACATTTGACGGCTCTACTGCGGGTAGCATTACAATTGCCGCTACTTCAGGAACCCCATTCTCAGGATTTGAGGCTGGTCGTGTAATTGCCCTTACAGGTATTTCAAATTCCAGCTTTACCGTGCTTAACGGAAAGAACTGGGTTGTATCTTCCGTAGACGCTGGCGGAACTTACATCAAGATTCCTTACAACGGAACTATTGCAGCGCCTACAGCACTATCTATTAGCGCAATTTCCGCTGGTACAGTAACCACAGGCATCATTGGAACTGGCGCCGCTAATACAATCAACGTAGGCTCTTCATCAAGTGTTGCAGTTAACCAAGCTGTTACGGGTACAGGTATTGGTACGGGTGCCACAGTTCAGACAATCACAGCCACAACAATTACAACAACAGGTACTGGCTCTGCTGGCCAAGCAATTATTACTGTTACAAGCACCGCTGGTGTTGCTGTTGGTATGACTATCACTGGCACAAATGTTGGAACTAACTCAGTAGTTTCTTCTATTGGCTCAGGTACCGTAACAGCTTCGGTAAACATCCAGACGGGTGGGCTTTCTGGCTCAAACAACATTACTTTTGGTGGCGCAACGCTACAGTTGTCAGTAGTTAATACAGGTTCTGGCGCTGCTGCTGTAAATGGTAATGGTACTTTCTACACAGGTGTTGTTACCTACACGGCTGCCCCTGGAAGCCTTACAGTTGGACAGCCAGTAACTATTTCTAGTGCCTCGACATCAGGATACAACGGTACGTTTACTGTAGCCACGGTAGGCGGAAGTAACTTTACTGTAAACGGAAATTACACCACAGGCGGTTCTACATCAACTGCTTCTGGTGCTTACACACAAGCTCAGGCTTATACCGCTACCTCCCCTATTGTTATTCAGGGTGGTGCACAAAGCCCTAACCGCACACTAAGTATTTCTGCTAATAGCGAGGGCACATGGGGCAACTACCTATGGACAGCGATAACTCCAAGTATTCAAACTGGAGCGTTTGACCTTACGGTGTTCTACTCGTTAACTGCTACTACCTCAGCAGACTTGACTAACGCCAACGTTGTAGAGTCATTCCAGAACCTTACAACAGACTCTTCAAAATCTAACTATGTCGCCAAAATTATTACAGCGTCCACATCTAGTTGGGTTTCTGTAACCGACGTCGGCGCTACTGCAACTACTTTGTCTAGTGTAACAGGCTCAATTAATACCAACACACTATCGGTTGCTTCAGGCGTAGCATCACTTGTAGTTGGCATGTCTGTTTCTGGTTACTCTGCCGTTCCAGCAGGAACATTGATTACCAACATTTCAGGTACGACAGTTACTTTGTCTTATCCATTGACAGGTAACATTACAACCTCTAACCCAATTACGTTCTCTCCTCCTTCAAATGTTTTTGACCATCCAAAGTTTACTTCTTACTGGTCAACTACTCCGTCTTCAGTTAACTTTAGCCAAACGGATTACCAGTTTGCATGGAATGTATCTAAGGTAACTACAGGAATTCCTTTGGGAAGTTCTACTCCAATTACATACAATGCCGTAAAGCTTGGAGTTACTTCATCAGATACTGCAACCTACCCTGCTGTGACTTCTTACGCCAATAGCAACGTAGTAACAGCAGGAAAAGTTGTGTACGCAGCCAGTGCAGGCTCACTTGGCGGGACAAGCTCTGACCTTACTAACGTGGTTCTTCCTCGTCTGGATAGCATTAATAGCCCTCTAGTTATTAACTACCCTAAGAAGACAGACGCTAGTTCAGTAAACGCTTTGCTAACTTATGCCTGCAACCGTGGAGATTCATTTGTTATTATCGATGGCGGTGGCTCTTTAAGCAATAGCGCTTGGTCTGCAACTAACTCTGTTACTGACGTAATCAATAATGGTAAGTCGTACACCCAGCACTTAAACTTTGGTGCAATTTACTACCCTAACCTCAGCGTTTACGACCCTGCAAAGAACAACAACGACACAATAACAATCCCGCCTGGCGGAGCAGTTGCTGCTGTTTACGTAAACACCGACTCTTCACGTGGAGTTTACAAAGCACCTGCAGGCGTTTCAGCAGCGCTTTCTAACGTAGTTCAAGTACCTGTATTAACTAATGACGACTTCAGTACGGTCGCTAACTCTAACCCGTATGTCAACATTATTCGCTTAGTATCTGGCGCTTACTGTGTCATGGGCGCTCGTACTATCTACAGCATCACGTCAGACAAGTATGTTCCTATTCGTCGCTCAATCAATTACTTAAGTTCTGCACTTAAGGAAGTAACAGCGTTTGCTGTGTTTGAGCCTAACGATGCAGTCCTGTGGAGCAAAGTAACTTCAGTAGTTAATAGCTTCTTGTACGATTACTGGCGTTCAGGTGGCTTGGCTGGAGCAACTGCTCCCGCTGCGTTCTACGTTAAGTGTGATGCAGACAACAACACAGGAACATCTGTCAGCAACGGTGAACTACGCATTGAAATTGGCGTAGCTCTTGAGCAACCTGCTGAATTTGTAATTATTCGTATTGGTCAAATCAACGGCGGTTCCACCGTCACAGCCTCAGTCTAAGGAGATAATCGATGGCTACAACAACCGAATCGCAAACTGGAATTACTTCCATAGATAGTCGTTCCACAATTGCCACAGACCCGTTACGTGTATTTAGGTTTAAGGCTACCTTTACTCCTGTTGGCGGTGCTACAGGCTCATTGTCAGCGCATACATTTGCAAAATTTACAGGTGGGTTTAACGGCATTCAGGGTCTCCGTACATCAATTGATGCTATTGATTACCGTGAAGGTGGATACAACACCACGATGCACAAGGTACCAGGCATGGCAACTTTTATGCCTATCGTGTTTAGTCGTGGTGCTATCTGGGGCAACGACGTAGCCATTAACTGGATGCGTACATTGTTTGCAGTTTCTTCAGGTGAAGGTATTGTTGGAAGCCAGAATAGTGGATTCCGATGCAACATCAAGATTGAAGTTATGGACCACCCTAATACCACTAGCAGCACCAACATTCCAAAGATGGCATTCTATGTACAAAATGCGTGGATTAGCAGCCTATCTTACTCAGACTTAAATGCTGGAGCCAGCGAAATTATGTTTGAAAGCATTACCGTTCAGCACGAAGGTTTGTCTATTCTTCAAATTGATGAAAAGGGTAATGGAATAGGCGTTGCCACAGCCCCGACTTGGATTTAATAATCTATAATACTAATAGATTGCCGTTCTTTTAATTAGGAGTACCTGTGACACAACCCATTACCGACCCAGTAAAAATTGCTGAACTTGCTGCACAATTCGAAGCATCAGAAGTACAAGTCCAGGTTAACACCAAACCTCCGTTATCTAACGAAGTAAAACTACCTGGTGGTTTTATTGATACTAATGGGTTCTTAATTAAAACTGCTCAAGTTCGTGAACTTACGGGAGCCGATGAAGAAGTGCTAGCCGCTTTGCAATCTACGACTCGTGCGTTGAATACTATTCTTCAGCGTGGGCTAGTTCGTTTAGGTGATGCCGCTCCTACCGCACAGGACTTAGATAATCTTTTGGCGGGTGACCGAGACGCAATTCTTCTTGGTATTCGTCGAGTTACGTTTGGGGAAACTGTAACGTTTAACGCTGTGTGTTCCTCGTGTGCTACTCCGCAAGAACCAGAAATTCATCTACTTACAGATGTTCCCGTAAAAGAATTAGACGACCCTAAGTCTGAGAGCACTTTTGCAGTAAACATAAAAGGTAAAGAATTTATACTGGCTTTGCCAAATGGTGTGACAAATAAACGCCTTATGGAACTAGAGAACGCTTCTATGGCTGAACTTGTTACGGCTATTCTTGCGGGTTGCATTATGGCTATTGATGATGAGCCAAGCATGGGAGTAATAACTGCTCGTAGCCTTGGTATTGCTGACCGTGAAAAACTGGTAGCGGAAATTTATGACCGTGCTCCAGGTCCCCGCCTCGGGGAGGTGTCTAAGGCTTGCGAGGCATGTGGCACAGAAATTTTGCTGCCACTAAGTCTGGCTGACTTATTTCGCCTATAGCGAGGAAAACTACGAAAACTTATTGGACTGTTACGAGGTAATTGTTCGTGAGTTCACTGGATGGGGTATTCAAGATGTTCGTTCTCTTTCCTACAGGGAAAGGCAAAACTGGCTTGCAAGAGCCTTAAGATTCAGGAGTAGCGATGGCTGACGATGGCGGTAAAGTCCTTAGTTATTTGCGCTCTCTTCTAGGGACTACTAAAGAATTTAATACCGAGCTTGAAAAAACCGATTCCCTTATGGATAAGGTGTCTTCAAAAACTGGTGGCGGAACTAGTTCTCCTGGTGGAGCAATTAAGTCTTCCAGCACTACTCCTCCTTACCCTGGTCACGGTGGCGCCCCTGTAGCAGGTCATGGTGGCGCACCCACGGCAGGCGGTAGTTATACAAACACTGCTACTGGAACTGGCGCTCCTACAGCAGGCGGTGCAGCAGGAACCGCAAAGTTTTCTTACGGTTGGGGAAGCGCTTTAGCAAGTCTTGCGGGAAAGACTATCAAGGGCGGGGTAATGGCTATGACAGCCTTGCCCACAAGCCAAGAGGCTATTGCTTACGACACTCTGACTAATCGTCTTAAGTTTTATTCGCAAAACGGTATGAAGGATTATGGGAATCCTTCTATGTACGCCTCTAAGATTGGTACACCTACTGAACCGCTAGACGCTTTGATGGCGTCTAATGTTGGAATTGAAGCGGGTCTTCTTCCTGGTTTGAGTAATTACCAAGCTGGAGTTAAAGGCAAAAATTCTTTTGGTGGCGTTTACGGAAGCGCTGCACTTGCTTCTAACCTTGTTCCTGGTTTGGGTATTCAAGGTGGTATGTCTGTTGTTGGTGGAATTAACCAAGCGCACAACGTCAACATGCTTCGTATGTTTGGTATTGACATCCGTGGCGGTGATGGAACTAAACCTGCAGACCTTGCTAGTATCATTGACCAGTTTTACAACATTTTATCTAAGAGCGGGACGGTAAGTCCTTACACTATTGCGGTATCAGCCATGTCTGGAAACGCTTTAGATAGCATGCTTACTCAATACTTTGGTGAAGATGTAAACACCAGAAACGTAGTTATTGCAGGTTTGATTCAACGTTCTCGTAAAGGTTCTTTGTATAAGTCAGGAACTAAAGCGTCCCTTCATTCAACTGGTGGTATGGGAACTGCTGCTGAGTCCTTGGGCAATCGTACAACTTCTGAATTTGGAATGATTAAAGGATTAAGCACTGGCGCCGTTCAAGGTGAAGTTGGTGCCAACAATGCCCTTCAAGGAATTTACGACTATTTAGGTAAACAAACAGGTTCTGGCATTAAAAATGCTCAGTACGGCGTAGGCATGATGGAAGGTATCTTAGGTGCCCGTGGTGGCGCAGGCGCTGCTGTGTTTAATCAAATTATTGCGGGCGATAAAAACCCAGCTACAGTTGCTGGACTTGTAGGTCCGCTTTTACTAGCAGCGGGAGCGGCTACAGGAAAAACTTTTGCAGACGCAGACCTTTTTGGGCTTCAAAATAATGCGTTGTTTAACGGTAAACCTCGTGTCATTGCTGGTCCTGCTTACTCTGGAGGTAACACTCTTACCCCTGCTACAGGACCTTCATTCTCAGGCGGGCTAACAATTAACCTGCAACTTCCTCCTGGTACAGATGACCCAATGTTATTCGGCAAGGCTGTATCTCAAGCAATGCAAGGGATGTATTACCAATGAGTGCTTCATCTAGAGAAAGCGCTGCTAACTCCAACGCTAAGAAAAAGAAACTTCAGACAACAATTACTGCTGAGAAAAAACAAATTGCTAGGCTTGAGGCGCAGCTTAAGAAAAATCAAAAAGCACTTAATGCTCTTAAGACTCCTCCCCCAGCGGGCGGTGGACCCAAAGCCGCTACAGCACTTGGTCTTTACGGCTACCGTTGGAACCTTCCGCCACATGCTTGGAGTGTTCCCGTAGAAGCGCAGGAACTTGCTGGTGGCTTTATTGCCGACAAAGAAAAAGCAATCCCTGCTACTCGAGGCTACACCCAACGTTATCGCCGTGGGCGCATCTACTGGTATGCCCGTGTTGAGAATGAATACTTAGGTAGTACCAAAAGAAACTCTGGGGATGACCCACGATACGGTTTCCAATTTATGTGGAACCCACAGTCAGTTCAAACCTCAGTTGCTATTAACATGGACATCACCCCAACATTTGCTGACAAGTTCGTAGACGTTGTAGGCGCTTTTCCTAGTGGAGAAATGCTTGCTATAGAACTTAGGCTTGACCGAACCAATGATTTTGCTTCTTTTAAAGACCTTGACAGCACTGCTAACTCGCTATCTTACCTTGCAAATAGTTCTGCTATTCAAGGTTACTACAACCCAGCGTGGAGTTTTGACCAGCAATTTTCGGCCACTCTTCAAAGTAAACTGGTAGACCTTATGGAGTTAGGCACTATTGCTGACCTTGAGTACCTCTACAAAGCGATTAATGGTCCAGGCTGGACAAACGTAGCCACTGGGCGTAAGTCCTCTGAGATTGGCTTCCTACGCCCTGCGTTGCTACGTATTGACTTAGGTCCCTCAAGTTACCTTGGCTACATCACCAACTTGGTAGTAAACCATGTTGCATTTAATAAAGCGATGATTCCCATCCGAACTGATGTTGCAATTCAGTTTAACCTAATGGCTACTGCAGGATTGTCGAGTAAAAAATAATGGCTATTAATAACGGCTCTCGCTATCAAGATTCTATTGTTGATTATTTTCGAAAAGAAGAATACGGCACCACATACCCTGTTGTATTTTACCAATTTGATACGTTGAATAACATTAATTACTTTATCCATAATTACATTCAAGGTGAAACCCTTCATGGATTAGCGCAAAAATACTTTGGTCGCCCTGACGTGTGGTGGATTATTGCTGAGTACAACCCAGAAGTAACTGACTTTTTAAACATTTCTCCAGGAGCTCTGTTAAGAATACCTAATGTTTAATTATGTCTCCGTCTCGTTTCCTTTGGCACAGAACGCCCCAACTCGTGTGTCATCGTTTCAGCTTGTGCAAAATCGTTACGCACATGAAATTGCTGTGGTCAGATTTAAAGACTGGAACGTACAGTACAACGAGATTAGACCTACCTCACCAGTGCAGTGCACTATTAGAGGTAAGGATTTTTCCCGTGAATTTGTAGGGTACATTCATGACATAAAGCCAAGCATGAGTCCAGGCACTAAGACTATTGCAATAACTCTTATTGGGGCTTCGTACTCATTAAAGCAAGCAAAGCAACGGGTATTTGAAAACATGACGGCCGATAAGATTGTTTCTCAAATTGCTGCTGAGCATGGGTTTGCGGTGTTTGCAGAACCTCATCCTCGTGTTTACGAGCAGGTAGCCCAGACTGGGCAAACCGATTTGCAATTAATGAGTCGCCTTGCCCGTCAATGTGGGTACTCTCTTCGCCTAGAAAATACTACTATTTATTTCCAAAGCCTTACTACAGACTATGTAAAGAACCGTCAAAGCGCTCCAGTATTTGAAATGCGTGACGCTAACGACCCAGAAGGTTCAACGCTGTACTCGTTTAACTTAACAGTAGGGGAAAGCGTTAACTATGTAGACGCTTACAAATCAGCCTCTCAAGTTGGTGGCGTTGACCCTGTAACTATTTCTCCTGTTATTACAACTAACCAAATTCGCCCTGACACTATGCGAGATAAATCTCAACCTGAAATTTTTGATAATTATGCTACTGAAATTGTTGCGCCAAGTTATGAGGCCGCTTACTACGAAGCGTATGCGCTTGACCAAAAGAATAAATTTCCTTACCGTGCAACGGCTAAAGTCATAGGTAACCCTAACGTTAGACCAGACCAGCCAGTGTATTTATCAGGAATTGGTGCTGACTACACAGGTTACTGGATTGTCCTATCTTCTCGCCATGACATTGTAGAAACTCAACCAAACGTATTTACTTATACTACGGTGCTAGAAGTAGGTGCAGACTCTTTGGGTCAAGCTTCTGTAATGGAATCCCTACTTGTCACCGCTCCATCTGCTACCACTACTCGCAGTTTAACCGCTGGGGTACGAGACGTTCCGCTATCAGGCTCTGCTATTATTAATACTTCGGGAACAGTTTCTCCTACAAATAATGGATTTGCTCCAGCCACGCTTCGACCACAACCTACAACAAACGCCCCTATAACTAAGCATAAATGGGTAGCCAAAAATGCGTCAGCAATGAACTCTAAAACTGACGTTAAAAACCGAAGCGCTGCGGTGATACAAAAATTGGAGGCTAAAGGTGTTCTCTAACTCTCCTGCTGACCATGCTCACGAACGCTACTACGGCATCTATCGTGGCATTGTTACTAACACTACTGACCCTTATCACTTAGGTAGAATTAAGTTACAAGTACCTCAAATCTTAGGCGTAGCCGAAACTGGTTGGGCAAGAAGCATTATTGGCGTTCCTGAGAACCGCAAAGTTCCTTACGGTTCTTTTTATGACACAACTACTCAAACTTTAACAGCAGCCAATACCCCTAAAGTTATTACATTAAACACGACTGCGGAAAATAATGGAATTACGATAGATTCCACATACAAGTCAAGAATTAAGTTTACTTACGCAGGAAAATACAACATCCAGTTTTCTGCACAGGTTTCTAACAATGGAACTTCTACAGCAAACTTTTGGTTGCGTAAAAATGGCACGAATGTTGATTGGTCAAATGGTGAAGTAACTACTTCCAATCAAAATCATCACGTTCTTCCTGCCTGGAATTATGTGCTGACTTTGGCTGCAAATGATTACCTTGAATTTGTTTGGATGAGCAATGATGCGGCCAATACTTTAGAAGCACAAACAGCAACTACTTCACCTGCATCTCCAGCAGTTGCTTCGATGATTGTTACCGCCACTCTTGCTGGTGGCTATACCCCGCAACCTGGAGATGGTTGCTGGGTAATGTTTGAAGGCGGAGACCCCAATTTCCCACTATGGCTAGGAGCGTTCTAATGGCAGTCACAGACAATTTCAGTAATGCGGGGTACAGCATTGACCTACCGTTCTCATTTTCAAACCGAGGGGCTATCATCTCGGTACCTAGTAATGGCTCTGCTGCATGGCGAAATAAGGTATTAACCCTATTATCCACAGGAATAGATGAGCGCATTTGGTATCATAATTATGGTGCTGGTCTTAACCAACTGCTTTTTGAATCGCCCAGCGTGGTATCGGAAGAGGCTAAGCTCGCAATCGAACAGATGTTTGCTGCATGGTTACCAGAACTTAAATTTATGGAATGCTTTGCAACTTACGATAGCCCTAGTTCTAGCGTGTCGTTTAGCGTCATTTACCAGATACCGTCGGGTGAGACAGATTCTGTTAAAATTAATACAGCATCACTAACTGCTGCTGGAGAAATAAAGGAGACATACTATGGCGGATAATTTGTACCTGCCTCAGGTAGACTACACCTCCAAGGATTACTCCTCAATCCGTGATGATTTAATTGCGCTCATTCCTAACTTTGCGCCACAATGGACGTCCCGTGACCCTAGCGATTTTGGCATTGTCCTAGTAGAATTGTTCTCTTACCTTGGGGATTTGCTCAACTACAACATTGACCGTGCTGCTAATGAAGCATTTATTACTACGGCTACCCAGCGAGATACAGTTCTTAATCTGGCTAATTTATTAAATTACACCCCTAACGCTAGTGCTCCAGCCGTTGGGCAAGTTACTCTAACTAACAGCGGAACTACCGCAGCAAGTTACCGAGGAGTTTCTTCCGCTACTGTAGCGTCTTCTGCAACCACTTTAACCACAACGTCAGATGGTGTGACGCCAGCCATTACGTTTACTATTGACTCGGATGTCACAGTCCAGCCTAGTAGTTCCGCCACAGTTAATGTGACGCAGGGAAATTATGTAGTGCAAGAACAAGTTGGAACTTCAGATGGAACCGCTAATCAGTCTTACGCCTTGGCTAACACGGGCGTTATGCCTACATCTAGTTTTGTTGTTTACGTAAATAATTTGGCGTGGACTAAAGTTAATTACACCCTTGACTACGACTCAACAGACAATGTGTATTCGGTTTACACCGATGGAACTGGTACAACGTATGTTAAGTTTGGCGACAATGTCTCTGGGCGCATACCACCTAATGGCGGAACAATTACTGTAAGTTACAGGTACTCCAACACTCTTGGAAGCCTTGGTAACATTGGCGCTGGAACTTTAACTAACATCTCTTTGGCTGTTCCTCTAACCGCAGGCACTACCGCACCTACAGGTCTTAACGTAGCCGTTACTAACGCTTCGGCATTTAGCGGTGGCGCTGACCCAGAAACTACAGACTCAATTCGTGTTAACGCCCCGTTAACTTTACGTGCTGCTAATCGCCCCGTGTCTCTCGGTGACTACGCAAACCTAGCGGTTCAAGTTTCAGGAGTTGCTAAAGCAAATGCAATTGCCAACACCTACTCTTCTGTAGCGTTGTACATTGCCGCTAATGGTGGCAATACTTCTACCTCAGCGTTTAAGCAAACTATTAGCGATTTCTTTGCTCCTAAGATTCCACCAGGCACTACGTTGTCAGTTAATGATTTCACGCCAGGTTACCCCTACATCAAAGTAAATGTTACGGTTAGCCCTAACTACAACGCATCTGTTGTAGGTGCTGCGGTGGCTAATGCGCTGTACACTTTACTAGCTTTTGATAATGTTTCATTTAACGAACTCGTTGCCCAAGGTGATGTGTACTCGGCTGTTCGTGCAGTTGATGGAGTTATCTACGCACAAATCGTAGACATGGAAAAATTTACAGCCGTGTACTCTGGGACAGCGACCATCAGTAACACCAATACATCAAGTTCAATTACCGTGTTCAACAACACTGGTCTTTGGGTAGGCGCCAAAATTTATTCAGTTAACGGTAGCACCACGGATAGCCGAGTCGGGCTTACTATTTCAACGCTCACAAATACCGACACTGCGTTATTAAGTTCTTCTGCTACTTGGACTTACGGCGATGTCATTGTTGTAGAAAGCGCTGGAACTACTGTGGCCGACTTGGCGTTTAACATTAACGAAGTTCCTATTCTTGTACCAAACTACATTCGAGTAACAACTACGGGCGGTACATCATAAATGGTGGCAATAAATCTGCTTGAGCCTTACTTCAATGTAAGTATTGATGCTAGACCATCTAACTACCTCATCAACCATGTTAGTTTTCCTGCTGTAAATGAAATTGTTAACTGGTCTGAACTTAGAGTTATTCGGAATACCTCAGGGTTTCCACAAAACATTAATGACGGCGTTCAAATTTTTTCAGAATTGTCTGATTCTATTGTTATTACTGTGGGTGCTACAGCAAGTACAGCCCTATACCTAGCCAACCCTGTGGCTACTTTTACGTACTCTGGTGGTGGTGTGCAGTCTTGGCCGAGCACTGCAGGTGACTACCTTTATTACAATGTGGTAGCACAAAGCGCTACATCTGGTTCAGGAACTGGTGCACGTTTTGACATTGTTCGGTCAAAGGTTGATGGAAGTGTTAAGAGCGTTACCTTAAACTCTGGCGGAGAAGGCTACGCAGTAGGAAACACAATTACTATTCCTAAAGCTAGCATCGGGTATGATGCTACTGTTGCACCATTAGTGACAGACATTATTGTTACAGTGTCTACTTTAGGTAACCCTAGCGGTGGTTTAAAGCCTACACTAAACACTTCATGGTCTTTTGCTGCTCCTGGAAAAACATACGCAGCGGCAAACACTTACGGTGATACGGCTACAACGGCATCGTATGTTTCTGGGGTAGCAGCAGTTACTACGGGTAACGCTACTGGTACTGGGGCTACGTTTAAAATTGTCAGAAGCTCTTCAGGAGTTTACACGCTAACTTTGATTTCTTCTGGTACTGGATACAAAACAGGTGACATACTTCGTATACCTGGTAGTTCTATTGGCGGTAGGACAAGCACAACTGCCCTAGGTCAAACGCAATCATGGCACGTATTTGATAACGGCACAGCAACAGGGCTTACTTCTAACCCTGGTTATGGCGTGGCAGGCTCTAACATTTACAAGCCTTATAACTCGACCACAACAGTTCCTACTCAATACCCAAAGTATTACTACGGTGTTTTTGTTAAGTACACAATTGACACCAAAACTAATGGTCAAGTTGATACTGTTCCTAAATGGCGCAAAATTGGAGAAGCCTCTAGCGTTGTTGTAACAGACGGTTCGGCTAAAGATACATCAGGAAATTTAGTTAAGCCAAGTACCTTAACTACTGTCTTAAAGCATCTTCCTCAATTCTATGTCACTAATGGCGTAACAGATAACAAAGACCTACAAGCATTCTTGTCGTTGTTTGTATTTCATGTAGACACCTATCTAGCAAACATTCGTGGCGTGTTTAACATGACTAACACAGACTTAATTGACGAAAAATTAATTAAATTATGGTTAAAGCAATTTGGTGTTAACTACGCAGACGTTAATAGTTTAAGCAATGCTCGCAAACTTTTAAACACGGCTGTACGAAATTACAAATACTCTGGTACGGCAACCACTATTGCTGATACGGCTGAAGGGTACAGCGGTTACGGAACTAAAGTTACATCAGGGATTAACATACTACCTGATTACAATACTTCGTCTTTCTTAGAAACCACAGGCTCTTGGTATTCTGACCCAACAAATGCTACAACGTTAGCGTGGGACTACCCAATTAGTGGAACGATTGCTTCTTACGCAACTCTTAATGGACCTTTACTAACTGGAGTTAGTTCTTCGGGAAATGTATTTACTTGCGACTCGACCGCAGGACTTCTTTCTGGTGACGCACTTACTATTGGCGCTGGTAGTGGAGCATTTGCTACCCCCGCAACTGGCGGAACCGTAATCACTACAATTGTAGATGACACACACTTTAAAGTTAATCAAACTCCAGCCACTGCATTTTCTGGCGCAACACTTTACGTTTCTACTAATCTTGTTGGAGGAATGCTTAAAGTAACAGGTACAGGAACATCTAATGTGACTGTGGGTCTTGGACTTAAACGAGTAAAACTTGCTGCTAATACGGCTACATCGACAAACACTGTGACTGTAAGCACTACTCCTGCTCCAGCAATTAATGTGGGCGACTACATTATTAACCCATTGATTAACAATACTTCCCCTAACCCAACTACAGGGTTTGCGTATGAAACTTCGGTCACAGCGTTTAATGCAGGAACTGGCGTAGTAACTTTGTCTACCGCTCCAATTGCCGTGGTTACTTCAGGCACTGAGTTGTGGTTTGCTCCCGCACCAATAGCAGATAAAGCGGGAGCCGTATCTGCCCTTGTTGCAGTGCAACAAAGCCAACCGTACTCATTTTCAGTACGTACTAATGCTGGCGCAAATACTGTTAAAACAA